GCAGCAGCAATTCTTCCGACTGTTTCAGCCGGTCATAGAGCACCTGCTGCAATGCCAGAAAATCAATCATCACGGCCCGCCGGCTCCGATCTGCTGCGCCAGGCGCACATCGAACAGCTGCAGCTCACGCGCCAGCGCCGCCTGCAGAAATGCATTCGGCTTCACGTAGCGCGTGCCGAAAATCACATAAGTGGCATACGGCACAGCAGCCGTTATCGCGAATTCATTTTCCGACGGCCGCTGCGCGTAGATATTGGTTCGCAGCCGGCCAGTTCGCAGCGGCGCCGCGGCCGCGGCTGCCCGTGCCGCCTCCGTCGCAGCTTCGTCCAGCTCGCGCGCCACCAGCACCGGCAGGTCGCGCAATTCGACAAAAAGGCTATCGAGTGCAGCATTCATTCGATGCCCTTCCCTTCCCACGCCGTCAGTACCTGCTCGCGGTTGCGTTCATCACGGTTGTAAATCGCCGTGACATTGAGTATCCGGCCGCGGTAGAGCAGGCGCATGGTTGCATCGATATCGCTTCGATGCCGCAGCGTCACCAGCCACCAGATACGCGATTCCATCTGCTCCGCCTGCGCAATTTCCAGGCCGGATTTCTGCTCGAACTTCGCCCAGGCCCAGGTCACATGTTGCCAGTCGAGCGCTACCGCGTCGCCGGTTGCGCCGGCTACCGGCAGCGGCCGCTGCACTTCGACAAAGGAACGGAGTTCGCCGGCCCGCATAATTCCTCAGGAAAACTCGAACTGCCGGTCAGACAGCAGCGAATCGATAAACGGAACGGTCTGTATGTTCGCATCCGTTGCTTCCTCGCGGTTTTCATAGAGCGCGCCGATACGTAACAGCAGCCAGGACTGCACATCCGCCGGCACATCTTCCGGCAGCTCGCCGTAACCGGCCCGGTAGCGCACCCGCAGCAAATCTTCCGTCAGCGCTTCGAAATCGGCATCCCCGCAGCCGCAGGCGCAACCGCCACCGCAGCAGGTACCGAAGATGCCGGCGTTAAACACGATGCGGCCCGGCGTCGTATACAGCCCCTCACTGGTTTGCTCGATGCGGTAATCCGTACCGGCAACCAGTGTCTGATCGCCGTAAGTAATCAGTTCGACGCTGAGTAGATTCGTCCACGGCAGCTCAAGTACGCAGCAGCCGCAGCGCGTGCGCAGCTCCTGCGGATAGCAGGCCGTTTCATACTTCGTGTCGATCAGCGCCAGGCGCAATATTTTCGTTGCCGTGCGCACCGCCGACTGCGCCAGCGTCTGCATGACGTAGGCTTCCTCTGACGTTTCCAGCGCGCCCAGCTCCTCTAGACGCAGATGCCGCTGCACCTGCTCCCAGCTAACCGGCAGCGTCGCCGGAGGTTCGATCAGCGTCGTTTTCATAGCCGCTCCGCTCCCGTTCGGCAGGCCTTTCCGGTTGCTGCGCAGGAATAGACTGCGTGAAAAGGCCTGCCGTTCGAGAGTTCGCACATAAGGCTTAGCTTTCCTCTTCGTCGCCGTCTGGCTTCGGCCGGCGTTCGGGATCCGGCTCCGGCTTCGGCTCCGGTTTCGGTTGCGGTTTCGGTTGCGTACCCATTGCGTTTACCTCCCTTCCCGGCGTCGCTGCGCCGCTGCTTCCTCTGCCCGTTCGTTCGAGCGTCGCGCCGCCGATACCGTCGGATGTTCGCCGGCTGCTGCGCTGCTGCTACCTTCCACCTGCGCCTGCTGCCGATCCTGCGCGTTCTCGAATCGGCCGCGCTGCGTATCACGGCCCGTAACGCCATCGCCACCGAGCAGCACATAGGGAGATCGCTCCGTACCGGATTTGGTCGTAATCGGCGCCTTAAACCAGGGAGTGCCGCCAACGCGAATCACAAACCGGAAACAGGTAATGTCGTAATCGAACCAGAGATGAATCGAAATATCCTGCCGCAGGCCTCCGACTTTGGTTGCCGTCAGATACGCTTTCAAATCGACCAGCGCCACGTCGCCGGTTTCGCCTAACGGCGCCGCGGCATCCGTCACGACAATCGGCCGGCCCATCAGCGTGCCATACGGCGCCGCCGACAAGCCGCCCGGAGGCAGATAGGCCGGAAACCCGCTAACCGGGTTTCCACCCGCTCCCACGATCGGGAAGTACAGCGAAAGCAGCGCTGCCTGCGCATCCTGACTCATGATCCAAACCGCCGAACGCGACGCCGAATAGAACGCCGTCCACATCTGCACGATGTTCTGGACGGTAACCGTTTTCGCCGGCTGTGTGCCCGGCCGCGGCACAATCACGGCCGCAGGCGATGTGTAGATACCCTGCGGTTCGCCGTTCCCGGTACCATTCAGAATCGCATCGGAAATCTTGTAATCCATCTTTTCCGGCGCCTTCCGGCGCAGCAGCGCCGCCAGCGCCGGCGCATCCTCGAGCAGTTCATCCGATACCGGCACCAGCACATAGAGCTTATTCAGCGCCACCGTCACTTGATCGAGCGCCAGTTTCGAATTCTTTTTCAACGCGCATTCTTTATCCCAATACGCCTGAATGCCGCCAATCGTGTCCCAAGGCGTCGAACTGTCAATCGGAACCACCACGCGATTGCTGGACGTTGTGATATTGTCCGTCAGCGGCAGCAGCGAATCCTCCGCCATGATGAGACTTTGAATGTCTGCCCGGTAATCGGGAGGCACCGCATAGCCGCCATCTGCATTGACGCCTTCCGTCATCACGTTGTCAGGCGGCCCGGCCGAATTGAGCAACCGCGGATCGGTAGGCCGGCCATGAATGCCGGCGTTGCGTACCGCCTGCGCGAATTCGCCGAAATCGCGAAAGCCGAACGTACCCGCGGCCCGGTTTTCGACCTGCACCCGATGCCCGCTGCGCTGCTGCGCTTGCTGCTGCGACTGCGGCGCCGGCCGCGGCTGCAGACCGGCTCCATTACCGTTTCCGTTTACGTGTACGACCTGGACGCCGGCCGTATGCGCCGGCCCGGCGAGATGTTGGTTCATCACCTCGAGCTGCTCACGCCGCGCAACATCGGCCAGCACACGGGTCTGTTCTTGCATGGTATTGTCGAATTCCTGCACCTCGGCATCCGTCAGGTCCCGTCCTTCCTGATCCGCCATCGCCATGATTGCGGTAGCTCTCGCGCCCAAATCTGCTGATCGCTGCCGCTGTTCCTGAAGTGTTACTACTGCTGCCATAGAGAGTCATACCGCCCTTTATTGGATTTTTGGTACTGCTCGAACAATCTGCGATTCATAGCCGCAAGCCGCGCCCGGCGCGCATCCGCCTGCGGCCGTTTCACCGCCGACACCTTCACCCAGGCCGGCAGATTGCGAAACCGCATCGCGGCCGGATAGCAGGCAGCGATCGGTAAGGCTTCCTCGACCTGCTCGCCAAATCCTTCATCTACTGCTTCCTGCGCCGAAAACCAGGTTTCCTGATCCATCCACGCAGCCAAGCGATTGCGGCCGGCCGCGGAATGGCGCTGATACGCATTGATCAGGTTTTCTTTCGTCTGGTCCAGCAAATCGGCCAGCGTGCGCAGCTCTTCCGCTCCACCGAATGCAAAAGCCATGGGATTATGGATCATAAACGAGGCATTGCCGGCCAGAACCACACGCGACGCAGCCATAGCAATCACCGAGGCAATCGACCAGGCCATGCCATCGACATAAGCCGTCACAGGAACGGGCGAACGCAGTAACGCGTTATAGATCGCCAGGCCTTGAAACACATCGCCGCCCGGCGAATTGATGCGAACCACTACTTCATCAATGCCACGCAGGCCTTCCAGCCGCTGCGCAATGGATTTCGGCGTTTCGCCGTTTTCATCAGAGAACAGGCCGGCGCCGTCGATCACGTCATACAGGTAAATCGTTTCGGTTCGCGCCGCGGCGCTAGCTCGAACCCGCGACGCGGTTGCGCGGGATAGAATGGTTTCCGTCATGTCCGTTCGTTCGTAGGGAATTGGATTTGACACCAGCCGGCAGCAGCTCGAACTGCTGCCGGCCCATCTGTAACAACTGCAGGCGCCGATAGGCCTGCGTTCCTGCCTTCACATCATCGGTAGCCGGCGCCTCCGCCTGCTCCGGCGTAAACAAATCACTGCCGCCACCTGCGCCCGCGTTCGCATCCGGCGACTGCTCGCCACGCGTTACCAGCGCTTCCGTCTGCGCTTCGCGGTACGCTAAATCCGCTTCCGCCTGCTCCAACTTCACGCGCGCCAGCGGCTCGAATTCGTCTAAGGGTACGGTATTCAACTGCACGGTACGCAGCTCACCGTTCGTCACGTTGTCCAGTTCTTCCATCTGGCGCACATCGTTGATGGAAAGAAACCCATAGCGCAGGCCGATGCTATAGGCTTCGTAGCGCGTCTTCAGATCGCCCTTCAGAATCGGCGTCAGCGAATGCCGCGTGAAAAATTTCGACGTGCGAACGCTGCCTTCGAACAGCTTGTAATCCACTTCCTGCTGCAGCCGGATCGTCGCCGGCAGGAAGGTTTCGTTAAAGCAGTCAATTTCGAGCGCCTCGATGTTCGCATAACTCGCTTCTTCGAGAATGCCGATCTTATGCTGCGGCACACGAAACCAGCGGCAGATTTCCTGCGCCTGAAATTGCCGGCTTTCTAAGAACTGCGCGTCGCGCAGCGGAAGCTGCAA